AGAAAGAACTTCTATTACTTTACTATTTAAACCTATTTTTGCAAAACTAGCCATTATGTTGTGTAACTCCCTGATCCTGTAAATGTTAAAACTGTTTTACCTGAAACGCCTGTTGCTACTGTCGGACTTCCAGTAGTTGTTCCTGAATAACTTGCGTCAGGCATACTTAAAATAACTACTCCTTTACCACCTGCACCACTATCAAGATAACCACCAACAACAGCATTTGCTCCGCCACCTCCGCCACCTCCAGTATTAGCAGTTCCAGGTACACCAACGGCATCTACAACACCTGCTCCACCACCACCTGTTCCACCACTTCCACCAGTACCTCCCTCAAAAACTGAACCTCCTCCACCACCAGCTCTAGTTACAGATGAACCTGTTATTGAAGAAGCTGTACCATTACCACCATTACCTGCAACAGTACTAGTTCCATTTCCACCAACGGCACCAGCACCACCTCCGCCTCCACCAGTATAATTTGGACCACCTGGACCACCTGTTCCACCATTATTACCTTGACTTGGTGAGGTACTTGGACTGTTACCTGAACCTCCTGAATTTGGTGAGGCACCACCTCCGCCTGAACCACCAGCCACTCCACTTGAAACTGGGTTATTTGATCCTCCTCCACCACCTCCACTAGAAGTAATCGTTGTTAAACCTGAACCTGATATTGAAGAATTGCTTCCATTATTTCCTATAGCAGTATTAACTAATGCTCCACCATCACCTACAGTTACAGTAATAACAGTTCCTACAGCAATACCAGTTTGTGTTGATGTTCTATAACCTCCAGCACCTCCACCACCACCTCTACCAGACCCACCAGATCCACCGCCAGCTATAACTAAAAAATCTATATCATAAGGTGGAACGATTGGAGCATCTGTAACATCATCATCTGAAACTGGAATCCAACCTTTTGTTGCTCCTGAATAAACAATGTTTACTGATTGACCATTTGTATTGTATTCAACTGTTGAAGTATCAGGGTCTCCTTGATAATTTAAACCATTACTATCTATTATAATTTTATTTGTTCCCCAAGTTCTAGCATAATCAGTAAAAATTAACTGATCTCCAACTGAAGCAGAAGCAGGTAAAGTAATCGTACAAGCGTTTGAAGTAGTATCTATCCAGTAGCCATTACCAGCTACAGCACTTAAAGTTGTACCTGTAACAATAGTTGATTGCCAAGAAATACCACCACCAACAAATTCTGCACCAGAAGCTACAGATACTGTGTCTCCACTTGCTCCTAGAGTAACTGTTGTGCCTGATTTAGAAACTATTATATTTCCTGAAGCATCTTTTAAAGATCCTGAAGCAACATTAATAGAATCACCAGCTTTACCAATGGTAACTGTATTAGCATTTTCATTGATAATATTATTGCCGTCTTGGTCTTGAATTGTATCTACTTTAATTATGCTTGACATATTATACTAACTCCCAATTCTTAATTGTTTCATTCCATTTGTAATTTTGTCCATCACTAGGATATACAACTGGTGCTTCCCAACGACAAGTATCTTCATTTAAAATCCAACTGTTAAAAGGTTTAGGTGCTATAAAAGCATCTCTTGCTTGGTCGTATTTAAAACCTATTCCAGCAAAGTTTTTTCTAATGTTATTATTATAAGAAGTTTGTTTCCAAACATCTCTAGTTTTGTAAAGATTGTTTAAGAAATCTGCTCCAGCTTGTTCTGTTGTAGCAATATCGTTAGATACTACTTCAACTCTTTCAATTATATTTCCTGTTCCTAATTTTGCAAAATGTGCCATAATATTATCCTGTGTAACTTCCTGATGCGTTAAAAACTAAAATTGTATCTGTTCCATCTGTTGTAACAGTTGGAGAGCCACTTGTTGTTCCTGTATAGTCTGCTGTTGCCATACGAAGAATAACAACACCTGAACCACCATTAGAACCTAAGGCAGTACCATTACCTGTTGCACCTCCTCCACCACTTCCTGTATTAGCTGTTCCAGCAGTTGAAGCTACAACACTACTTCCTCCTGAATCTGATTTACCACCATTTCCACCACCACCTGAACCTCCTGTTCCAGCAGTTGTTGTAGTACTATAATCAATAGAACCTCCTCCACCTCCTCCAGCTCTTGTTACTGATGAACCAGTAATAGATGAAGCTAAACCATTTCCACCATTACCACCATTTGTAGAAGTTGAATCAGCACCAACAGCATTAGCACCTCCACCACCAGCACCAGTTCTTGTTTCTCCGCAATCGCCACCATCATAACCTTGATTAGCTGTACCAGCACCACCTGTTGTATTATCATTTGAACCACCACCACCTGAACCGCCTGATAATGCTGGCCAACTATTACCTCCAGCACCAGCACCACCACCTGTTGAGGTAACTGTTGTAATATCACTTCCTGATATTGATGAATTTGAACCTGATGTTGAACCTCTGTATGCACCAGTACCACCAGCACCAACTGTAATTGTATAAACTGTATTTTCTGAAAAAATTAAACTTGTTTCTGAACTTCCTCCTCCACCTGATGATTCAGTAGAATAAGAATTTCTATATCCGCCAGCACCACCGCCACCGCCACCTGTTGCATATTGATTACCTGAACCAGCACCTCCTCCAGCAATAACTAAAAAATCTACTGTGTATGATGGTGGTGTTTCATAAGTAACATCATCATCAGTTGATGGTATCCAGCCTTTTGTTGAACCAGAATAAATTATTTTAAATGATTGACCACTAGTATCGTAAATTGGATTAGGTGAAGTAGCTCCTTGATAGTTTAAACTGTTTTGATTTATTGTAATTGCATTTGTTCCCCACGTTCTTGCGTAGTCAGAAAATTCTATAAAGTCGCCAACACTTGCACTAGCTGGTAAAGTAATTGTACAAGCATTTGATGTTGTATCAATCCAATAACCTTTTCCAGCAACCGCAGTTAAAGTTGAACCTGTAACAATAGTAGATTGCCAATCTGTACCAGCACTAAATGGTAAAGCTGTTACGTTAGATAAAGAATTATTATCTATTCTATCTGCTGATAATGTTCCTGTAGTAATTTTAGAAGTATCTAAAGCAGGTATCTCATTAGCATCTAGTGTGATTTTAGTATTGTCTATTTGACTTGATGCACCTAATAATGAACCTAAATCTCTAGCTTTAGTCATAGCGGATTATACCTCCGCAGGTGGTCTGTACCCTGTCATAGCAGTTACTTGTGCTTGAGTTAAACCAAGTTCTAATAACTTATTATTTCCAGCAAGTGCGTCAGCTTCTTTTTGTGCTTTAGCTTGTTGTTCAGCTAGATTTCTTTGTTCTGCTTCTTTTTTTGCAGTTTCATTATTAGCAAGTTCTTCTGCTGTTAAATCTACTAAAACACCATTTGGATATTCTTTATTGTATTTTATTTGTTGCATATTTTTTACTCCTTATTTAATTCCATATACAGAAATTCTACCTGTAGTATAAATATAAGAACTTCCTTGAAAAAATCTTATACCAGTAACTTCTGTTGTACTTTGATTGCAATAGTGCAAACTTTCATTTGCAAAATAAGGTACATTTCCATAAAGACCACCTACAATTTGACTATGTAAAGCTGTCATTACACCTGATTGAGCTCCAGTAATTACAGCATCAAAACCGCCTTGACCAGCACCACCAGCCCAACTTGAATGACCACCACCCCAAGCTCCAACAGTCATATAAGTTCTGTTTTGGTCGTAGTCTGCTGTGTTATTACTCCAAACAGCATTCCATTCTCTATATGCACCTATTTTAACATAACCATAATTTCCGCTTAAATCTGAACCTGATGCACCACCAGTTCTAAAATAAGCCTCACAAGTAGTTGTATTGTTTGGTTTAGAGGATATTCCTGATGCAATTACTTTATAACTTGAATAAGTTGAATAATCAAAAATATTATCAAAAGTTACACCATTTCCATTAGTTACAGCAAAATCGTGTTCTGCAATTTTAACAAAGTCACTAGACAAATTAGTCCAACTAGGATTTGCACCAGCTCCGCCACTTTGTAATACTTGTCCTGCTGTACCTGCACCAAGTCTTTGAAGACCTGAACCATCACGATAAACTAAATCGCCTTGAGTTGTTAATGTTGTTGTAAGATCAGTACCATTTGTGCCGTTTGTTCCAGCAGATGACATCTGATCCCAATATGTATTGTTAGTAGGTAAGTTGCCTGTAGATGCTAACTTACAAATGTAGCTTGATCCATTGTAAGATACAACGTCATCAACAGCATAAGCTGTTCCACCTGCGTATGCACCTTGCCAATTAAATTTTATATTTCCTAGATTTATTGTTGCCATATGTTCTCCTTTATAATTTTATTCTATTATTTTCTACGCACATTAAACTGTTGCTATTAATTGCCCATTAGAAATACTAAATGTAAAGCCAGACGCTGCAAATAATACATCATCAAATGCTGCATAAGTAGCTGCATCTATATTATCTACGCCACCACCAGTTGTTGTTACTATTAATTGACCACTAGCATTTTTATTAAATCCATATACTTCTGCTGAACTAGCATTTCCTGGTTGGAATGTAGAAGATGAAGCGTTCCAAGTTAAAACTTGTCCGTCTGTAACACCTGCAATAGAAACATCATTAGCATCACCTATGCTAAAGTTTGCTAATTCAAATGTACCAAATGTAACTACATCTACAATATCAGTACCAGATACTCCTATTGGACTAGCAAATACTATTGATGTACCAGATGAAACTGTAACATCTGTTCCATTCACCATCTTGACCCCATTTAAATATACGTCAATATATGGTGAGTCATATGTAAGGGAATTTCCAGAATCATCATTACCACTAATTGTAGTAGTTGTTGAAGATACTGTATATGTAAATCTTTCTGATGTTCCATTAACTGATGATCCAGTATTAATAAATCCTCCAGATGAGTACACTTTCATAACGTCATTTGTAGAATCAAACCATAAATCACCTACATCTAAACTTGTTGTTGGAGCTGTAGCTGATACTCTGTATCTAGCAGCAAAGTCATTAACTGATCCAATATTATTAGATACATCTTGTACAGATGCAATGTTAGTTGCAACAGTACCAATTGTATTAGATCCAGCTAAATCAGTTGCTACTGTTCCAATAGTATTAGATCCTGATAAATTTGATGAAACAGTATTAATATTTGATGCGTTAGAATTAACAGAAGTAATAGCAGCAGATATTGCATAGACACCTGCTATTTCAGTATTTAATCCTGCTACTGTAGTTATTTGAGAATTAATTCCAGCAACAGTTGCTATATTATTTGTTGGAGATATTTGTCCTGCAACAGTAGTTATATTTGCATTATTTCCATAAACTCCAGCAATTTCTGTTGCTAAACCTCCCAAAGTTGCAATATTATTAGTAGGTGATATTTGACCTGCAACAAGATTAACATCACTAATATTATTTGCTACTGTATCAATTTCTGGTTGGACTTCTTGTAAGTCAGCAGCTACAGTTTCAATTTCAGAAACTGCTTCATTAAGATCATTTGCAACAGTTATAATATCTGCAATATTTGTTGCTACAATATTAATATTAGGAATATTAGAAGCTACAGTATTAATATTAGATACTGCACCTGCAACTGTAGTTACATTAGCTGCTATACCACTAACTGTAGTTACATCATTTGCTATTCCAGCAATTGTTGTAATGTCTGTAATATCTTGTGCAAATTCTAAACCATTACCTGCACTATTAACAGATAATACTTTATTAGCTGCTAAGTTAGGAAATGTAATATTAAAAGTGTTTGCTGTTGTTGCCGCAGCTCTTGGAGAGAATTTTAAATCTCTTTCCAATTGCTGACACATAGCAATAATTTTATCTAATTCAGTATTTAATGAATCAATTTGAAAAGCTCCAGATGTTGGAAAGTCTGTAGATCTTTCAATTGCTAAATCTCTATAAATTGTAATAACATCATTTAATGTTGCACCAGATCCACCTAATGAAATAGATCCACCACCTGTTTGTCCTGCACCAGATACTGAATATTCTAATGCTGTACTAGGTGATGCAGCATAAGTTAATAATGTTGTGCCATTATAAACTTTTAAATCTGCATTAGCAAAAAATTCAAATGGAACAGTAAAGCTAACTTGCCCAGAGGTAGCTGTATATTGTACACGTGGTTCTGTGTCAGAAATAATAATTGCCATTATCGAAGTCCTTTTTCAATGTCGTCAAATAACCAATCTAAATACCATACGTTCTGAAATGGAATTAATCTACGCACATTACGTGCTGTGTAGTGATTATATTTATTTCCACCAACATCATACATAATATCAAATACATTATAAATTTGACCTGCTGATGGGCCAAGTAATCCTACTTTTGATCTCATAGAAGATCCGTATGGTTTTGTTTCTCCAAGTATTGGACCAATACCTATTCTATTGTCAGTTAGAGCTTCTATTGATCTATTAATATCTGTATAGATTCCAGCTAATCCAGATCTATCAAAAGCATTTAATAATTTTTGTGTTAAAGATAATTTAGAATAATCTTTACCAAATCTAAATTCATTATAGATTCCATCAGTTAACATACCTGCACCAAGTAATAAAAATGATCCAAATAAAAAATCCATATCTTTTTCTTGCATACCTCTAATCAACATTCTTTGTGTTGAAGCCATAGCAAATTTTTTAAATTGAGCTAATGTAGATCCTAATTCAAATGACATCCATAAAGGCGTATCACCTTTTCCTGGTGTAACAATTGTAATATTAATATCTTTATTTAATGCAGCACCAAATGCTTGTTTAGCTGCATCATCAGTCCATTCTGCTGTATTAGCCATAAAGTTATATTTTAATTTTGTTCCGTGTTGTTCAAACTGATTAGCAATTCTTTTAGCCATTTGTTCATTTATACCAGAAGATGCTAAAGCAGTTTTCCATTTAGGAGCAATAGTTTCACCTTTAGACCATTTAATAGAATCTTCTATTATTCTAGATCCTATTGTTACCGAAGCCATTGATTTAGTAAATTCAGTCCATCTAGACATTAAGTTAACATACATAAAGTTAAACATTGCTGCTTTTCCCATTGCACCTTCAATTTTAGATCCCATACCAAACATATCTCCAACATCAGAAAACAACATAGCTCTTTGACCTGTTAACATATCTACTGCTTCAGCTACCGAGTTAGCTTCTTTTTTACCAAGTTTTCTAATACCATTAGCACCAGAAAGCATATCAGCAAACATTTCAAATTGAGTTTTAAATCCTCTTTCAATACCAGAAGTCATAACAACACGTGCAACGTCTGCTGATGCTGCTAAGAATCCTGTAAGCATTGTAAGAGCATTGTAATGTTTCATAGTTCTCATAGCTCTAGAAGTAAAAGCATGTGGATTAGCAGGTAAACCATAAGTACCTCTAACTAATTCTACAGCAGCTTCTAAATCTTCAAGTACTTGATTTCTTTCTTTAATAATAGCTGCTCTAGCTTCTTTTGATTTAGCATTAGCAGCTCTTAAATTATATTCATTAGCAACTTGATATAATCCTGGTGATGTCATTGAATCTGCTTCAGATATGTATTTATATCCTAAACCATTTGGATCACCATATTTTTTAGTAAATAATATATCTGGTGATATTTGTCTGTAATATGTTTTCATTAAAGAAAAAATATCACTAACAATAAAATTGTTTTCAATAAGTTTTAATTGTGTTTCTGGTAATAAATTTAATTCTCTAGCTCTTGTAGATCTAGCATATCTAGGTCTATTAAAAGCATATCTTTCATAAATAAGATCATCAATATTATCAGTGTATTTATTTTTTTCAAATCTAACAAAAGGAAAATGATTAGATAAATCTTCAACTAATTGATTAAGTTTTTTAGTGGTAATATTTAAACCACGTTTAATAAAATCTTCTCTAATAATTTGTTTAAATAATTCTTTATTATTATCAATTGCAGATTTATTGTAAATAATATTAATGTAATCTTTAATTAAAGAATCAGCTCTAGCTAATCTTTCATCTAATTTTTTAATTTTATTTTCTATTTCTGTTCTAGTAAATGTAGATGTTTCACCATCAACTTTAGATTTGAAATTAACAGTGCCTTCATTTTTTTGTTTCATTCTTTCTAAAGTAGATTTCCAAAAATTAATTTCTCTTTCAATAGGAAGTTTACGAATACCAAGTTCTTGCATTTCTTTACCAAGTGGCCCATAAACTTTTTCTTGTGTAATACGAGCTGCTTGAGCAACTTCTGGTATCTCGTGTTGCATTTTATTTAATCTTGATTTTGTAACTTCTTGTGCAAACTGAGATATAGACATATGTTCATTATTAAATTTATTATGAAGATTAATACCTAATTCAGTTTTAGGTGCAGCACCTTGTACTCTATTAATGTATTTTAAATATTGATCTTTAATACCTTTCATAGCTTCTATGTTTCCAACTTCCATCATACGAAGCTGTGTTTCAATAGAAGCATCAGATGCTTCAAATCCATACTTTTCAGTATTTTTTAATTTAAGTAATGGAGTATCTAATATATCTGCCATCATTGTTTTAGCATTTAAAGATTTAGATTTTATTACTCTAAATACTGGAGTCCAAGGCCCTTCTTCACCAAAGATTCTTAAATTAGATTTTATAAAGTTTTCACCTTCAAATCTTTCTCTAAATGTTTTTTGAGGTGCAGCTTGTTCATTAACAGCAGCTCCACCAGAGCTTGGTGTTGGTCTTTCATTAGGATTAATAAACTTACCATCTTCATAAACTTTAGTACTAACATCTTCTATTTTAGGTGTATGATAAGCTTTGTCAGCTTCAATAACTTGTTGTTGAACTTTAGGTGATACATTACCTTTAGCCATTTTATTAATAATGTAAGGTAATCCATATCCACCTGCTACTACCCAAGGCACATAATCATCTGGTCTTGTAGGATCTAAAGTTTGTTTAGCAATTTCTTCAGCAGCAAAAGCTGTTCCAAATACTTTTGCAGATTGACCAAATTTAGTAAACAATAATAAACTTGATGGATCTGTAAATGCACCAGTAACTTTACCTAAATGATACCAAGGTGAAGCATAATTATTTTGGGCGTGATTATTTATTTTAGTAAGTATAGCAGTAGTTTCTGCTGGACTTTTGCTAAACATAAACTGATCATAAAAATCCATATAGGATTGAGCTTGTGGATCTTCTTTAGGATTATAACCATCTTGTGGTTTAAAGTCTTGATTATTAACCATATAATCATATGCAATGTATGGTAAGTTTTCTTCTTTAAATCCAGATAAAAAATCTGATACTTTATACTCAACAGGTTTTAATGCTTCTTCTTTTTGTTTAGTAATATCCTGTGGTGTAATTGGATATGCTATCATTATCTAACTTTTCCTAAAGTACCACCAAATGAGTTAATACCTTTAGTATATCCTTCCATAATCATACCATCTAATAATAGTTGATTGTTTGGTGGATAGTATTTGTTAAATGCGTCACTTCCCATTTCGTGTTCAATCATAAACTTAATAATTTTCATCATTTGATTAGAATCAAAAAAGTTTATTTCAGTATCTCTAGTAAATCCAGTTTTAGATTCTAGTGCATTAATGTATGATGTAGAATCTACAGCATAAACTTTTAACATTTCACCTAATGTTGGAGTATCAGAATAATTTTTTGTAGTATTAGTTGGTGCTAAAGTTGAATTGTTAATCATAACTCTTACACCAGCTCTTATAGAATCTACAGGACTAGCAAATACTGCTGCTTGATTACCTGTGCTAACATCTACCATTTCTCCATCCCATTGAGAATCAGTTTTCATAACTGCCATATAGTTATTAGTTCTTAATGTTAATGGTAATGATGTATCTTGATATTTATCATAAACAAATTGTCTATATGTTTTTTGTATATTTTCTTGCGTATAAGAAGTTTGATACGGAGGAAATATAGCTTCTAATTCTTTATCTTTAGGTTGAATTTTTGAATTACTTACAATTCTAGCGTCATAAGATAATATATTATTAATTTCATTATTTACTTTAGCAGCTTCATCATAATAAGGTTTAAGATCAGCATCTATACCTAGAGTTTTAAATATAAAAGCAAATGGTCTAACTTCTGCTGGAACATCATTAAGACCAGGTACATCTGGATAGAATTTATAATCAGATGCTTCAATACCTAATTTAATTGTTCCATAAATAACTTTTTTAGCAAAATCGTGATAAGCATTATTGTTATCAAATTTATGACCATAAGTTTGAATAAAACTGTCGTATTTTTTTTGAGCTAATGTTTGTATTAAGTTAGCTCTACTAGCTGGTAATTTATCAGATACTAATGGATTACTAGAAAATCCTGTAGGATCAAAATAATTATTACCAGTTGTTAAACTAATTAAAGTTCCTTTATGATTAATCTTTAAATGATAATTAGGTTTGCCAAATTTATTTAATGTACCTGTAGGTTCAATAATAGTATTTTCATAACCATTATCTATTTCTTGTTTAATAACTTCAGAAATATCAACTGGTTCTAATTTTGTACCTGTAAATAAACCAGATGTATCTTTTTGCCCAAATCTTTCTATTTGATCTTCTTCGCTTAAAGTAGCTTTTAAATAATTACCTTGTGCAATAATACTATTATCAAAACCTTGACCAGAAAAACCTACTTTATCTTCAAAAGAATTTTTAATTATTCTTACTTTGCCATCACCAGTAAATCTAGTAGCAGAATAACCAGCTTTATTCATTTTGTTTAAAGCAATTTGTGATGCTTTATAAAATATTTGTTTGCCATCATCACTATTAATATCTATTTCTTTACTTCCAGTCATATAAGTTAATTCAGTAATTGTATTATCTAACCATACTCTTTTAACTTCTGGTGTTAAAAGTGTAGATGCAAATGTTGGAAGTAATGTTGTAGAATCAGGTGAAAACATATGGGCATATTTATCTTTTTGACCTAAAAAGAATTTTTTAACCCACCAAGTATTAGTATTAATATCTAAATCACTAATAACATTTTCTAATTCATTAGATGTAATAGAAGCATTTTCACTTAAATGTGTTGTAATTCTTTTTTTGTTTTCATTAAATTTAGTAGAATCTTTTGCAAAAAGATTTAATTGATTAGCACCAATAATATTATCTAAAACTGCAATATTAGCATTATTTGCTTCTTCATATATTGAAGCATTTTGAATTGAAAGATATGGAAACATATCTGTAGATTTAATATAATTATATAATGCAAGATTTTTTTTAAATTCATCCATTTGTCCTGGTTGATTAAAATCTACATTATATGTTGTATTTAATCTTTTAATAACAGCAGTAGGTTCTAAATTTTGATTCTTTAAAAGAGTCATAGCAAGACCAAATTTAGCATTACTAATATCAGTTATATTGTTATCATTAATACCATATCTTCTAAAAATAGCAGTTTGAAATAATTGTTTTTGTTCATCATTAACAAAATCATTAGAAATAATTTCACCATTCATAGCTTTATTAACTAATGCTTGAGCTTTAATATTTTTATCAACTATATTTATTGCATTAGGAAAATCAGTTTCTGATATGCCAGGCATATTATTGATTACATAATCATTTGCATTACCTGTTCCATCTTTAAATTTATTTACATCAAGTATTCCACCATACTGTTGTTCACCATCTAAATTATATTTAATTTTAGAATCTTTTAATGCACCAATTGATTGACCATTATAGTCATCATACAAATCTTTAACTTTTTTAATAATTTTAGATCTAATAAAAGGATCTTTAATTTGATTAGAATATTCTTGGAATATTGGATTGTTTGTGTCATCAGGTGTTACAGGTAAACTATCTTGCCCTGCTGCATAATTAGTAAAATATTTTAAACCATCTTTTTTTCCTATTTTTTTCATTAAGTTAAATACTCTTAATGATTCAATATCTATAATATCGCTATTTAAATTTTGAGTTAAAACGCTGCTTTTATATCTTCCAGTATTAACAATACCTTCTTCAGCAGATCCATAATTATGATTTAATTGTTTAAATGTAGTGTTACCAATATATGAATTAATATTCATAGCAGGTGCATCACTCATAGTAATAGTATCTAATGTAGATCCTGTATCACTAATTGTATTTTGTTTTGTAGTTAACCAACCATTAACTGCTGCTTCATCTTTTAAAGCATTATAATTAGCTGTAGCATATGCCATATTAGCTAAGTTTTTTTGTGCTAATATATTTTCTGCAATAGACTTATATGCTGATGGTGTATTTCCTAATACAGTTTTAGAATAATTATCTACTGCATTTTTCATTGCATCAGGATCATTTTTGTATTTATCTTTTAAATTTAAATAATGATCTCTTGATGTTTGATTAAATTGATATTGCCAATCTACTTTATCGTCAACTTCAGCTTTTTTTCTAAATGTATCAATAACATCAATAGCACCAGATAAAATTTCTGTTGAAATAGTAGTGTCTGGAAATTTTGGAATACCAATATTATCAGCTACAGATGCTCTAAGATTAACAGATTTTTTACCTGTTTCTAATGATGTTGTAATTTGTTTACCTGTTTTTAATGCCATTAAAATGATCCTTCAGTAGCAGTTCTTATTTTAGCTAATTTAGTAATATCACTATCTACTCCAGTGTCATATTGTCCTTTACCACTTTTATATGATTGTGCGTATGCTGCTGTTTTAAATCCACTTACTGCTAATTTAGTATAAGCACCATACTCTTGTGCTTTACCCATAACTTTAGTTGTATAAATAGCAGATTGTAATTTAGATTCAGATCTAGCAGTATTTAATTTTATAGTACTAACATCTTTTGTAGCTATTCTATCTATTTCACTTTGAACAGCTAAAAAACTTCTACTATCATCAGAATAACCAGAACCTGCTACAATAGCTCTATTAATTTTTTTCTTTTTTTCAGCAGCTTCGTTTACATCATTAGCATCTTGTAATCCTTTTAATTGATTAACTTTACGTTCAGTTTCATATTCTTGTAACTGAGCTTTTGTCATAGCTTTTTGATATTGTACTTGCTGATATGTACCTACAGCTTGTACTCCAAAACTAATTACTGCTAATGTTACTGGATCTGCACTCATTATGCGAATACTACCTCCACTGACATACCTAATATTTTAATTGGTAATGGATCATCTTGCGATAAAGTTACTGTTGGACTTTTGTCATATCCTAAAAAGAAAAATTCTTTTTTAGATGTAATAGGTGTTAGGTCAGAACCACCAGTAAAATTAACTTGCTGTACTACTAATGATTTTGCGGTTGTATCAGCAGCTTTGACAGTTAAATCTAATGCAGAGTTAAGATCAATGATGGCTCTTGAGATTCTTCTAGGTAATCCTGTTAATGGCCCTTCAGCTAATTCTTTATCAATAGGCATAGTTTCTATAATCGGTATATAATTAAATCCAATTTTTAATCCAGATGCTCTGGCAGTATTTAAAGTAATAGTGTTAGTAGCAGATACAGTAAACGCACCAAGAGAACTGTTACCTTCTATAGCATTAATAGATTCATTAGTATAAATTGCATTAACATTATGTAAAAATCCTTTTACTAAAGTAATTACTGCATTGTCCGCAGGTGTAACTGCTAAAGCAGTATTAAGGTTAAGGTCATAAGATCCTCCACCATTATTAGTTACTGCTTGTATAATATATTCAGTAGAATCACCAGCTATAGTAAATGTTTCATTAATTTGTGGATCAGATGTTAATCCATCTACTTTTAATACTGAACCTGTTTGGCTACCACCTTGAACCAAAGGTGTACCTTTTTGATTAACAGTAGAAATAGTTTTCATATCTAATGTATTACTATCATCATCAGCAAATAATTCCAATGTATAAACTGTAGATCCGTTTAATTGTCTTTTAACAATACACACAAGGTATTCATTAAGAGCAATTATAGATTGAAAGTAATCATCATTTCTTGTTGACCATAAACTCCAACCTGCAATTTTTTCATCTCTAACAGAATGAAACACTGCAAATGTTCCTGGTAATGTAGAACCATTATTTAAGAAAAAAGCATATTGTTCTGGTCTAGTAAAGTTACCTTTAATAACTGCAATTTGTTTTGGGTTATCAATTAAATGCTGTGCAAGTATTGATACTGATGTAGATTTATATCCATCTTCAATATCAGAATAAATAAATTCTCTAACAGCTTTACCATTCTTTTGAACAAACCCTGCTGCTTGATCAAACATTACAGGTGCTGTTCTACTAATACCATAAGGTGTTTGTCTTAATACAGATACGTTAGCAGGTGTAATAGTATTATCAGTTGCTCTAGGAATGTAATATTCTCCACCATCTGTAAATACTTGTAGATCTTTACCAGATAACATATGTCTAACTTCATTAACTTCTGAACCTGCAATATCTAAATCTATTGCTTCGTCTGGATCACCAGCTCCAACATCAAAATTATAATATTCAGATATTCTTGATGCTAAAATTCCAGCAGGTCTAGATTTAAGACCACCAAACCATAATCTATTATTATGAAATGTTACTGCTTGAGGATAACCTCTATGATCAGAAATTGCTTCTTCTTTCCAATTAAAATGTGGCCCAGCTCCAGCAGATACAGCTTCAATAATAGTAACTGTTACAACAGTTGCAGAAGTATAGCCAGTAATTTTCATTTGTGATCCATCAACTTCTAAATAGTGACCAACACAATCTGGAACAAATACTGGAGCACTTGCTGTTACAGTTCTTCCAGTTCCTGTAGCACCAGTAGATAAGGTTACTGTAACAGTAGAATCATCATATTTATAAAATGGTGCATATATTTTATTAACTCCAGAAACAGCAGGAGTATCTTCATCAATTCCAAATGCAAATTCAGATACAGTAAATGTTGTTGCAGATGATCTAAATATTTTTCTAATTGGATTATCTCTATGAGTTACAAATATTGTATCTCCAAATTGTGCAAAGTTTAATTCAAATAATTGAGCTGTAGTCCAATTACAGTTTGTAGTGTAATTAGATACAATTGGTGTACCACTAATATCGTAAACATCCATTCTATTATTTGATAACACTATAATAGCTATTTCATCATCAGAAAATACAAATGGAATTAATCTAGATTCAGCAGGTAATGTTGCAAGATAAGAAGTACCTGGTCTTCTCATTACTCCACCTTCTGCTAATAAAGCAAAATTTCTACATTGTTTAGCACCATTAGCATAAGCAGGTGTATCTATTCTGTTAGATAATAATGGATTAAGTTCTCCAGAAGAAAAGTTTGTTAATACAGTTTTTAGTGTTCTTGCCATTAGACATCAGTTCTTGTAGAGTTTCTTAAGTTAATAAATCTTGAAGTATCAAGTTTTCTAGTAGTTACTTCTGATGTATCAATATTTTTAGATATTAAAAATTGTCTATCAGATAACATTTTAAATTCTCTAATCATACCAGCATCTCTAGCAACAGATCCTGCAAAGATAGATGCAAGTTCATATTCTAAAGCTAATCTAAAATGAGCTGGAAAGTAATCTTCTTCTACTCTGTAAATATAATCTAATATTAAAGTATTGTTTCCACCATAAGTATTTACATAAATTTTATCTTTGTATCTTGTATATGGAATAACATAGTCATTAACTGTTACTGTAATAATTTGTAATACTCCAGGATCAGCAGGTAATTGATAAGCATAATCATATCTACCTTCTGGTGCTGATGCTAATAATGATAATTGTTTTTGGTTAGTAGCAAATTTCCATCTATGTCTAGTTAAAGAAGATTGAACAATATCTTCATAAACATTTGATGCAACGAGAGCTTCAGTGCTACCATCTGAAAAAGAAGATATAGGTTGAGCACCTATCATTACTAAAGCTCTTGCACATATATCTACTTTACTTGTTGCCATTAAAATCCTTTATTAAATTGAGGGCGAGTTTCCTCGCCCCCAAATATATATATTATTAAGCCAAAGCTACAGTAGTTACTGTTGCTGCTCCAGATGCAGATGTTACAGATAGCACGTCTGCTGCTATTGTTCCACCAACTCCAGAAGTAACAATAATAATGTCACCTTGTTTTAATTGATTATATGCTGAGTTGAAGTAACCAGAACCACTAATAGTTCCAATTGCATCTCCGTCTATATAGAAGAAAATACTGTTACCACCAGCTTCAGCAATCTTTTTGATTGGGTTGTCTGTTGCGTATGCCATATTATCCTCCTATTACTCCGCACATTTTTGAACTCTTAATCCATTAGAGTCAATCTCAACTGCACCTAATGATAACATAGATGTAATTAAGTGTGATACTTTTTCTGGAATGTAGTTCACTTCAGTTTTAACGTCAGATCCAACACCTAATCCCACAGATGATTTGTGGAAAGCTAGTGTGTATCTATCGCTTGATGGTTTAGATAAACCAGAGTGTACGAACCATAAGAATCCTAACCATCTTTTAGCAGTCATACCACCTTTGAATGGAAGTTCATCTTGTCCTACGTATTCTAGTCTTGTAAACTGATCAATACCTAATAGGTCAGACCATTGTTTAGGCCCTACTACCCAGTATCTTTGACCATCATCTGGAACGTCATTACCATTGAATGTTTCCATCATATTTTTAGCTTTCACTAAAGACATACCTGTTGATGCGTCTGAGTTTACGTTATTTGCGAAAGCAGTACCTGCATCCATCACATCTCTTATCACTTCGTCAGTTTTTCTACCAAGTGCATAAGCTGCTGATTGTGCAACTACTTGTCTTTCGTCAATGTTTACCTTTAACTCGTCTAACTTGTCAACGTAATCTGCTGCATAGTAATCAGTTAAAGTTGCTGACACACTGCTGTGTGAAAGATCCATTGCAACTACTTCAGCGTGTCTTGCTTTAGTGTTTGCAGAACCTTGTGCAACTTTCTGAAACTTAACAGTAGATCCGTTTACTCCGTTCACATTTCTAACTAAATTTTTTAGTTTGCTTCCCATTCTTTGGTAAGCCATATGAACTTCAGCTTCGAATTGAGTTATAAAGGCATTTGTTATTGATGTAGCCATTTATTAGCTCCTTTTTTATTGTTGTTGTTAAGTTTACGTTTATCCGATTGTCTTACAAATGCAGAGGATTGTTATCCAATTAAGGGCAATCATTGAACATTTTTAAGGTCTTGCTGCAAAAATAGATTTGTTTATGATACTAAACAACGCACATTAAATCCATATTTTAGGTATAGTTATAACTTCACCAAATTCTAACTTACCTTTATCATCATATGAATAAGTGCCAAATAATGTAATTGATTTATCGTCTTCTTTATAAATCCACATTTGGCTACATATTGCATCAGCAGGTTTTTGATTATCCATATCTTCTTCAGATAACCATCCAGAATCTGATACAGCATCTAGCCAATGTAGATCTGTTTTAAGCTTTTTAAAACGAAAAGGTTTTTTAACCTTGTTTCGCTTTATTGTATGCTTTCTCATAAAGCTCCGTTACTCGTTTGACATATGAAGGATCTCTTTGATTTGAATCAAAGTATCTTGGATCATTCATCATAGATTTTAAATCTTGCAAGTCTGGCATAACAGACACTTGAGTTGGTGTTGTTGGAATAGGACTATCTTTAGTTAACTTCATTATTTCTTCAATAGCCTTAACTCCATCTGCTGTAGCAGCTATACTTGAGAAAGTACTATAAGCACTAGGAGATAGGTTTTTTTTAGACCATAACTCAGCAGCTTCTATTCTTTCTTTAGCGTTATCACCAAGATTTTGCATTTCTGCATTTATATCTGGCAAAGCAGATACAGCATTATTGATGAACATATTTACACCTTCATCAAACTGATCTTGTGATAAACCATTTTTTTTAGCAGTTTCTTTCCACCATTGTACAATCTCCATATCATCAGATACAGATACATCTACATTCTCTGGAAGTTCTGGAAGATTAACTTTATATGCCTCAGGAGCATTTTTTAATCTTTCTAGTTCCATATCTTGTCTAATTTGTTTAGACAAGTCTTCAGTTCTTGAACCTAGTTTTTTTTCAAGAGCATTATAACTAGAAGCTAAATTTTCTAAATTAACTTCTTTTCTATCAACATCCCAAAATTTGTCTTGTACATATTCTGGTTTAGACACAACAGTTTGCTCTTTCGAATCTGTGGTGACTGGTGCTTGATTTGTAGCATTATCATCTACCATCTTGTTCTCCTTTTTTTATACGTGTTTGAATTACACCTGCTAAGAATCTCATTCCTTCTAAATGAAATAATTGGTTGCTGTCTATATTTGGCCCAGCAACAGCTTCAGTTGTAATAGATCTAATATACTCAAGAACTTTCTTGCCTTGATCGCCCTTGAATAAACCCGCAAATGCTTTATTCAGATTACGTTCATCTTCGTCAGATCTTACGTAACCATCTATAGATTTTGCAGGAATTGGTTTTTTATTTTTTAACCCATCCCAGCTCATTATTGAGGTATCTCTCCTTCTTTCGGTTGATTTTGTAATTGACTTATCTGTTGTACTATTTGCCTTTGTTCTTCTTCATCACGAATAAGTTTTTCTGGCAAATTCATTTTACTAGCTAAATACTTTGCAGTTTCATTTTGATTAATAATTACATTAACCATTTGTGGACCAAAAGTACCTGCTATAATTTCATTGAATCTATTTACATCTGCAATGTCTTGCATATGTTGTGCTTTAGCTAATGGAGATCTTGCAGCTATCTTAACTTCTCTACCATTAACTTTAGGTAATTCTATTCTACCTTGTTTAGATAATATTCTAATAATTCTTTTTAATAATGGATGAATAAACTCAGATTGTAATCTTCCAAATGAAGATCCAATTTGTCTAGATAGATCTGCCATTCTTTCAGAAACTTCTGTTGCTGTCATTGGTGTACCTTCTGGTCTTCCAAGAGTTTCCATATAAAGAGCTTTTTTAATATTTTGTCGCATATCATTTAATACTAATTGTGCAACATCAAAATTAGATGCAGATTGAATTGAACTTAATCCTCTTGATCCTGGTGCAACTGGAATTAAAGATCCTGGTACTAATGCAATATTATCTGGATTGATAACACCATCATCTTCATAAGTATAAACTCCAGATACTGCCATCTGTGCATTTTGTAATATTAACTCAATAGTTAAGTTACAAGTTTTAATAGCACCCATTGCATTAAAGATTGGGCCTCTACCATAAACTTCTCCAGATGCTTTATTCCATCTAAATACTAAATAAGGATTTGATCCTTCTCCTGTATAATATTCTTCAAAGATTACTGCTTTAGGATTTTCTAATACAACGCAATATTTATATTTTTCAACATTGTTTTCATAAACTCTGTAAACTGCTTCAATAATAGTTAAATCTTTTTTTTGTCTTAACGGATCAAAATATTGAGGCATTACTGCTTTAGGATAAAGTATTTGAATATGTTCTGGTTTAACTTTTCTAGTTCTATAGACAGTATCTATTTTACCATCTGGCCCATTAAGTAAACAGATTTTAGGTAGAGGTACAGCAGTAAACTTGATTGGATTTACTGCATCACCTTCTTCAACTAACATACATCCTGTGCCTACAGCTAAATCCATAAATGCTTCGTGACATTCTTGGTTAAAGTTTGAGTTTTGTAATACTTCAAAAACGTATTCAGTTATTTTATCTAATTGTAAATTGACTTGAGATTTTTGTTCTTCAGGTATTTCTACACCAGCTTGGAAATCTGCCCATCTAGCAAATGTTGGAACAATACCAGATTGTAATCTAGATGCAAATTCTTGAACACCTACTACTGCTGTTTCATCAAAGATCTTATCAGTTCTTTTTTGTCCTGGTGATTCATCATAAAATGATTCTCTATTTGGAAGACAATATTCATATGCTTCTTCAAATTTTTCTCTCCAATGATCTTTAACAGATACAGCTTCTTTATACTTTTGTAAGATAGCAGTTGCTTTATCTGTAGTATCTACTGTAGGTGTATCTTCGTATGTGTATTCCATTATTTTTTAAATCCTTTTAAAGTAATTGCTAATCTTGCTCTAGCTCCCATCTTACCTTTCTTCTTAGCAGCTTTTTTTAAATCTTTCATTGGAATCTTTTCACCTTTTTTAATTCCCATAGATTTTCTTAAAGCACCAGGTTTTTTAATAGCAGCTTGAATCCATTTTTTAGTCATTGTTTTTACTTTCTAAATCTTTTAACTTTTGCGGCGATACTTTTTGGTTGTTTGACAAATTGTTTTCCTTGTTTATTTCCACGTGCTTTAGCTTGGTTAGTTGCAGACCTTTCTTTAGCCGTAAGAGCCTTCCAAGCCTTCTCAGGTAAATATCTTCGTTTTCCTTCACTTGGTTTTCCACTACTTGTTCTCCATTTTTGTTTACTCCATTTGGATAGCTTATTAGATCCTGACTTAGATCCTCTATAGCCTCCACCTGCTTTTTTATATATCTTAACAGCAAGTTGCATAGCTCTCGCACTATGTTTCCCTCCCATTTGTGCTTTAGCTTGAGCTTTTGCTCTTGCCCATAAAGCAGGTTTAGTTTTTTTTGCCACAGACATTTTTATTTCTTTTTATGTCTATTTGCAAAGTTCCTTGCAGCTTCAACACTACCAAAGCCCCACGCTTTTAATGCTAAGGCTTTTCTTGTTGGTCTGCCTTTAGAATCTTTCATTGGGCCTTTCATTCCTGCAAACCTTGCAGCAAAACTAATTCTTCTTGGATTAATTCCTTTTTTAACAGGAGCTTTTAGGTTAGCACCTTCAGTTCTTTTGAAGTATGCTCTACCTTTAGCATTTAATCCACCTTTAGGATTCTGGTAAACCTTTGCTACCATTATCCAAAAAATCCTCTACCACCAGCTTTACCAAATAAAGATCTAGCACCAATAATACCTTTAGCAACTTTTTGCTTATAGGTTCTTTGCTCTTTTTCTAAAGCAGCAGCTCTTGCTTCTTCAGCAGCTCTTTGTTCTTCTAATTGCTTTTCTAAAGCAGTATCTCTTGGTGGTGGTGATGGTTTTGAAAATACTCCGCCCATTAGTTCTCCTCGTCTTCTATAAATTTTAAATCATCAGATATTAAAGATCCTAAACCATTTTCCATTTCTTGTATTAAATCATCTTCTTGAGCCTGTAAATCTCTCATTTCGTCAATGATCTCCTGCAAGGATTTTTTCTTTGGTTTTGGCATCTTGTTCGTAAAATGACTTATATCCTGCTTTAATCAACGCACAATAAAGCTGGTATGGAGTAAAGATATACCATTTATAAAATCCAATTAATCTCATAATAAATGATACGCAGGTTAAATCTTTAATCCTTAATAAATGCCATTGATCCCTAACAGGGCAACGTAACATTTTAAAATTGCTTAAGTAATGAAATGTATCTTCAACTTCCTTTTTATCTAAATAAGATAGTTTAATACCTGCGTGGGTAAACTCTAAATGTACCCAAGTATCTTTTGCGTGGTAATATGACAAAGCTCCACAATGCTTATAACCTTTTTTTAAAAATCTTAACCAATCAGAGTAAGGATGATTGTCTGCTTCATAGAAATAGACTAACCATTCCGTTTGAATAAATCCCATACTCTCCTTTTATTAGGTCTTTGTTTAGCAAACACATCCCATTCTTTTTTGACTACTGTTGGTTTGGATTGTGTTCTACCTGCTAGAATAGATCTACCTTCACCTGCTCCAATCATTAAATATTGTAATGCGTCGTGTACGTGAGAGTATCTATTCTTGTTTGGTTTCTCATCATAACGATCTCCAGAAGTTTGTATTCGTCTATAATGATAACCACCATTAAATCCTTTTTTTAAATTAATACATTGTTTGTCTAATAAGAATCCTGGTTTACCATCTAGCAATCTACATAAAGCAACATCAACAGCTTCTATTCTTAATGCAACATCATTAGATGGAGCTGGTGTAGCTTTTAATCCTGCTTGTCGCATTATTTGAAATGGAGTTCTTTCATCTGTTTGAGATCTAAAATCTCCAGCAGGATCTCCATAAATATTTACTTCATAGCCTCTGTAATTTTTTGCAATCTCATTTCTTAATAATTCTGAAAATCTTACAACACCCATATCAAAACATACTAGCTCATTTACAATATGCCATCTACCTGTAGCTAGTCTTTGACCAAAGACAGCAGCAGGAGTTAATCCAAAGTCAACTCCAATGTAAATAGGTTGATGAATATTTAATTCTAATTTTTCTATAGCAACGTGGAGTTCTTCTTTAAAGTTTGGATAAACAGGTTTACCTTCTTCAATTGATCCAAGTTTATTTAAAACATAAACATCAATCCATCCTTTTGTTTTACCTCTAATAATATTAGTATAATATTTATCTGTTAAGTTTTTTTTATTTTCTGCAAGAGGATTATTTTCATAACCTGTAGTAATTCCATTTTCTTTTTTTTCCTGCAATGCAGGTGGTTGAGTATAAAAACTCCAGTTATCTGGTTTGATTAACATCAAAGCTTCTTCTCTAGAAATATGATCTGGTGTTGGAACATCACCTGCCATTATTGGCCACCAATGATCTTCTTCTGGAGCATTGGTATCTGCAATAACTCCATACCAACTTGCACCACCATCTCTCATAGATGGGTATCTTCCTACCCTCATAGTACAAGCATCTATAATTGATTTAGGTATTTCTCTAGCTTCATTAACCCATACACCAGTAAGTTCTAAAGATAATAATTTCTTTACGTCTTCTGGTCTATCTAATGCAAGAAAGATAACTTCTATATCTAAATCACCTTTATAGATTCTATGAGTATAAGGAACAGACCAAGAAAAGTTTCCCCAGTTTTCTTCAGGAAACCAATCTAACCAAGTCTTAATGGTTGTTGTTTTTAATTGTGGGTTTGTATTTCTAATAACTGCCCATCTTGATTTACGTTTGCCATCTGCACCTTTTTCTTGCAGCAATGCTCGTCTAAATAATTCTATGCAACAAGATACAGATTTACCAGAACCTACTGGGCCACGTAGTCCTCTAAAGAAGTCATTAGACTTCATAAACTCTTTTAAGGTTTTACCTTCTGGTTTATAATTAAAATCAATCGACATTTTTACCTACGTTATCTCTAAGTAGGTTATAAACTGTTTCTTCTCCAAAAGCTTCTACAAGTTTATCTGCCTCATAATCTGTAATCATATGAGTGGGATAATGTTTAAGATGTACTTTCTTAACTATTGTTCTGAGTCTTCTCTTGTCCTTCAATGACAGCGTGTTCAGAAATGACATAACCTAATAACTCCTTAAATTTTCTCCAACGCATTTGTACACGTGGCTCTTGATAATCAGAAACTAAAACAAGCAAGTCAGCTCCGCCTTGCCACTTTTCCATAGTAACAAATCCTTTTGCTCCTTTTCTTGCTTTACATTCAACTGATAGTCCACCCATAACATCTGCATAAACGTCGTGTGGTAGTCCAGGAATTGCACCAGACATTGGTTGTCGTCTGGCTTTAATTCCTAATTCTTCAAATAACTTTCTTACTTTGTGTTCTACTCTAGTACCCTTTTGCTTTGCTTTGCTTCCCATTCTTAGCTTTCTGTGGTTTCTTTGACTTTTTGTTGTATGCTGGTTTCGAAACTTTTTTCATAGATCTCCTTTGTTATTTCTTCAAATGTACTTCTGCATCCATCTGGTGTAGCAGCACTCGCCATTTGTATTGCTTGTATATCATTATCAGCAGAATATACAATCTCTCTTTTGAAGTCTTCAGACTTCCATATTTTTACCAAGTAATACATATTTCCTCCTATGTGTGAAAGACTGTGAGCCTATAGAGGAATAAAAATATTTTAAACGCACTTATGGAGATAAAAAAATATTTTAAGCCTTGCCTTGACCAATATATTTTTTCCAAGTTCTTTTCTTGGACTTATTCATTGAAGACATCTTTGGATTTCTACCAATACTTGTCTTCTTGAATTTAGCTTTACTCTCGTGTTTGATTACATCTTTAAATTTAGCCTTTGCCATAATGCGTACCTTTTTGACCTTTAATGCTTGAGGTCATCCCCTCGTCAGCTAAAGCTGATGAATTTTGCCCCCACCCTCCGACTCTGTGGAGTCTAGCTGTGTGTGGGCATACCAACGCCTCACGATAGATCTATATTAATTTTAATATCCCCTTGAATATTGTGAGCTACCTTATCTGGTGCTCTTAAACCTACACGATCTAGTATATCTCTACTAGCTTCTAGTTGAACGTACTCTGATCTTGCTCCGTTTGAGAGTTCGATAAGTTTCCTACTTGCACTTACTGCCCCAAGTCCTAGAGTTTGTGCTATCCTTGATTGCATATAACTCTGTACCTTTGGTAATCGTAGTGTGCGAGATGCACTTACTCTCCCAGCATCTCCTTTACCTTTACTTGAATATCCTGCCTTTTCTGCTGCTTCCTTAATAGAACACCCTGTTGCTACGATAGTATCAACGAGCATCTTTTGTTTGTTTGTTAGATCATCCATACTACACAATTGTTATTCTTCCCTTAACAGTACGTAGGGTTTTATTTTGTTACTGTCAAGCAAAATAACAGCACTTTAGTGGTGTGTCAAACTCACAATACTATATATGGAATCTTCTCGCCAAATGCAGGAAGCATTTGTCTGCGAGGATGCCCCCATAAGTGTTTCGCCCTTTGATTTAGACAAAGGTGCGAACCAGTCGTAATCACATAAGTAGGATGTAGATTACTCCTTACACTGATGGGTCCCCTCCCACACACGTGAGTAAGCGAGTGTAACAAGGAATCCCCTCAACCTGTAAACAGGGCGAATTGTCCACGAGGAACAATTACGCCGCAGGGGGTAAACCCCTGCCAAGCTGTTGACAGGTCAAGGACTCCCCTTGTTCACTGTACGCTACCACGTGATGTGGGTTACGTTAATCATAAACAAAGGAGGTTATATGGATTACGTTAAGTACTATGAGTTAGTTGTTGATGAAACTAACAAGATGAGAGTTAATGAGTTGTTGACTCTTAAAGATGAAGCTATCTGTAAAGGTGATAGAGATAAAGTTGCTGAAATAGATAGTGAGTTAAATAATATAACTAATGGAGGAATATATGTTAGCTAGTGAACTAAGAGAAAGAGATTATTCTGATAATCGTGTATATGAAATGCAAGATGTATTAGATACTGCTGAAATAGATAATGCTATGAGAGCATTTTTTCAGGGTATTATAATGCCTTTTGCAGATTCAAATGATTGGGTTAGAATTGCTGAATGGAATTGTAATTCAATCTATGGTGCATTTGCAAGACATCTAGACGCTTGTAAGAACTCATTGGATAAAACAATGGGTAAGTTAAAACAAGCATATAGATCAGATACAGGCACAGAAATATCCACACAAGAAATTGATAAGTGGTTATTTACTAGAAATGTTCAGGAATTGAATATTAAGCGTGCTGAGAAAATATTAGATGCTTTCAAATTACAGTTTGAAAATGCTTTCGGTCAAAAGTTTGTACCGCCAAGCAAATCATCTAGTAAAAATGTATCATCAGAGGAGCTTAAGAAATATAATATTGAAAGACTTAAACAAGCTCTTGGTGAAAAGTAATTAAAATTAAGCCCTGTTGTCTTCGGACAATGGGGCTTTTTTTATCGCTAGGGACTGAATTTTTCAGGTTCGGCGTTGGAAAATTCATAAGTGTTGCTGCCGAAATTCACTAACATTCTAAATAAAAGGAAATATTATGGAAAATACAATTTATTTATTAAGCAGATATAATAACGTAATGTTTGCTGTAATGTTATGGTTAAAACATAATAAGTTTGAAAAAGAACCTATTTACAAAACTGTTTGTGATATGTGTTCTCAAGATGACAAAATATTTGATTTGGCATCAATGGAATTAACTAAAATAAAATTAAAGGATTAATATGAATTTAAAAGATATAGATAATATAATTGATAAACATCAAAATACTACTTCAGGAAAGTATGGAATGTTTGGTGTGAATTTAGGAGTGGATTTATTAGAAGCTTTAAGAAAGTATGCTAATAAAAGAAATGTAAGTATGGCAGTGATTGTTAAAACATTAGTCATAAATTACTTAACAGAGAAAGGAGAATATGATGCTAAATAATATACAAAATTGGTTAATGAATGTAGCAGCTAAATGGATTTGGTTTGCTATTATGTTACCCATTAGAATTGTATTAGGACTTTGTTTTGCCATTGCAAAATATATGCCTAAAACAGTTGTATTACCTTACAAGGTAGTTAGACGTGACGAAGCAGAAAAAAGAACATTTTGGAACTAAAGGAGATAAAATGAGTTTTATATTGCTACTATCAATTGTATTCATTTTGCTATATGGTATATCATTAGCAAAAGACAGTATCGCTTTAGTTGAAGAAATCAACACAAGATACAGAGAACAAATTGAAATAGAAAGGATGGAGAAATGGGAAAAGTTAAAGCAGAAAAACAAAGTGAGTTAGATAAATTACATTTTGATTATGCTGAGTGCAAAATTGAAATGAATGAATTTATATCAAAACTTACTGCTCTTGGAATAGACTCTCCAGCAGACATTGAGGAACATAGACTAGATGCCGAAGAAGCAAGATACGACTATAAAGTATCTCAACATCAAAATAAATTCTAAAGAAATTTTTATTTTAGAAAAAGTTTTGAAAAGATACTTAATTGAAATGGAAGTATTAGCTTATCAAGATACAAATAAAATAGATGCTAAACCTATTTACGATAGAGTTAAACATTTAATTAGTTTGTATAATTTACAGAATCCTAGTGCTGATTAGTTGTTTTCCCTCTAATTAGTCTAAACACCAAGTTTAGCGTTGTACTTGGGGGATATAAACAACGCACTAAATATAGCTCTCCCATTGATGAGAGAGCATAACAGAAAGTTAGAAAGAAATATATAATACGAAAGGGTATATATTAAAATGGCCATTATCAAAAACTGGATAAATAATCTACGCACATTTTTAACAGCATACCAACCTAAAGTATTTAAGTTATTTAAATTTATATTTGTAGGAATTGTATCATTATTGATATGGGGCTTATACTTTATTGGTGTTGCTGCCGATTACGGATTGCAGATGTTAACTAAACTTAAAGAAAAAACAGGAGATAAAAATGTATAATGTAATACTTTGGAAAGACAATGGTAATGAAGACATACACGTATTTGAAAAGAAACCAACATTTAAAGAATTATATCCATTAATTGGATGTAGTACTATTGAAATTGTTGGTGGTTATACTGACGAACATAAAACATTTGAAATGTATGTTGATGAGGAAGGTAAATATAATCCTTTAGCATATCCAAATAAACGAGCAACTAATGCTTGGTATGAATGGCAAAAAAGAACTAAACGTATGTGTTTGCCAGGCGATCATATTGCAGGTAATGCAGCTATTATTAAAAATGTTGGTAAAATAAAAAGTGTTAAAAAGGAGAAAGTAAATGAAAGTAATTGATATACTTCGTATTTGTAAAATTGCAGGTCGAACTATACCTTCTGATATGACAGATCAATGTAATAAAACATATTTGTCGGAATCAAAAGGTGAACATATTCCAATTGGTGAAATGGATATTGTTCATTTAATTAGAGCATTTAACAAAATGAAAAATGATAATGAAATTGTTAAAGCGTTTAATGAAATAATAAAACGAAAGGCAAACTAATGGCTAACTGTTATTATCACAGTTTATCATCCGTAAAAAAATGGGGTGGTAAACCAGAGGACTACCAACCCATACATAATTGGTTTGATGAATCAAAAAAAATTGTAGCACACTTTACGCATAGAGCATTAAGGCATCACGCTGAAGGGTGTTTTGCTGCCGAACGAGAGTTTGGTACTACAATAACAAATTCTGATGGTAAACAAGTACCAGTCAGATTAATAGCTGAACAACATATCAAAGAAGATCTAGGATGGATTCCTAGTTTTCAAGATTGGATTGTTCATATTAAAGCTCAACCTTGGATGATGAAAGGACAACCAAAACTATGATAGACACAGATAACATACAAGACGTTATCAAAGCATTACATAAAAATGGTTATACTAAAATAACTATTGCTTATGATGGTGGTAATGATGACGGATCATTTCAAGATTTAACCTTTTATAAAGGTGATAAATCTGAATTAGTTGATTGGGATAAAGTTTTAGAAATTACAGAAGATGATAAATCTTTTGATGATGATGACTTTATTGGACTAGTTCACGGAGATTACGATAGGTTAAATCAATGGGGTTCATTTGCTGGTGATTATTCAGTTCACGGAACAGTAACAATTGACACTGCTAGTGGTGATTTTACTGACGATTATGAAGAATCAACATTTATGTCAAATGATAAAACAGGAAATGTTTATAAAGATCAAAAATCAGTTTGGTAACAGAAAGGAAACAATATGAAACCAATACGTAAAAACGAGTTAGAGTATCTTGATAGACTTATTAAAGATAAGTTTCAAGAAAGAAGCAGAGAAATACAATCTGCTATTGAAGCCGAAACTCAAAAACAAACAGAAAAAAATTATAAATCTTTTGTTCAAAAGTTAGGCATTTCAAAACAGATTAATGCTTTTAAAGAAGCAAGTGTTAAACTTCGTAATTTTCTTACATCAAAAGAATCTTATGAAGATAAACTTAAACGTGCTGAATATAAAGCTAAAGAAGCATTAGTTGAAAAATTACAATCTTGGTCAAAAATTAGAGATTGGAATGATTACAGACTTGATGACATTAAACAATATGATGATGTTGAAGGAGAACTTAAACAAGTTTGTTCTTTTGAAACAAAACGTGCTGTAAAGAAATTACCTAAATTTAAAGTAAAAGATGAATTAGAATTTCTTGAAGAACAAGCTAAAAACGTGTTATACTCTGGTAGAGATATAATGGAAGTTTGGAAATATTTAGGTTCAACATTTGAAAAATCTGGTATTCCAGTTGCTGCACCTAAATCATTTTTACAAATAGAAAGTAAATAATGGATATTGAGAAAGAAATAAACTTTCTTGCTGAAACAGATAATGACTTCGCCGAATCTACGGCGGAGTTACAATATCAGCAAGATATGATTAAACATTACAAAGGAAGTTATGTTAATGTATCTGATAAATCTGTGTCAAAAGCAGTTGAAGATTATTACGCTTCCGAAAGTTATGTTAACTCAATAAAAACAATTAATGCTCTCAATATAGAAGTTCTTAAATTAAAAAATAAAAGAAGAACTGCTGAAATGAAAATAGATATATGGAGAACATTAGAAGCATCAAGGAGAAAAGGTAATGTATAATGATAACCAATTATATGAATATGTAGGCAAACGTATTTTAGAATCTAGATCGTTACCGCATAGAAAAATTACTCAAACTGAATTAGGCAAACTAATTGGAGTAACTTTTCAACAAATACAAAAGTATGAAAGAGCTGTTAATAGAGTACCTTTATGTAGTTTACTAAAAATAAGTAAACATACTAAAAAACCTTTAACATTCTTCTTACCATTAGAACACGCAGGTTATACTCTGGATAAACCTGTGGAATTAACTCCAGCAGATACCGACCAAGATGTAAGAGAATTTATAGAAAATAACGTATTTAGGAATCCGTAACCTCCAAGTTATGGGGTAGGTGGGGTTAAAATCTCACCTACCATATATAGTTGACATTTTTAAAAATATTCATATTCCTAGTATATGGCTAACAAATCACTAGGAGAACATTTTCATAATCAAGTGATACCGCAATTTGTTTCTTTAAGAAAGAAACGAAACATATCTCAATTAGAAATGGATGAAATACTTGGTGTTGCCAAAGGTCTTGTTTCAAAATGGGAATGTGGTATAAGAAAACCAAGCGGTTGGTTATTCTGTTGTTGGGCCGAAGCCCTTGGAGCAGAAATAACTTTAAGAGAAAAAGGAAAACAATGACAGTTAATCCAATAATTGATTCTAGTGAATTAACAAATGATCCAATAGTTAATGAAGTCATAGAGCTAATTGTTAAACGCCACATAGAAGGTATGAATAAGTTTGGTGTTACAATGGAAGCTAATGACCGACCTATTAATGAATGGGTAGATGAAACAATTGAAGAATTGTTAGATGCTATTCATTATTTGGTTAAAACAAAAACTATATTTGATAAATTCAAAGCAGATAATAAAAGATTAAAAGCTGCTATTGAAGTATTTGAAAAAGGATCATTTACTGATGAAAAAAATAAAGAAGAAAACGGAAATTGATTTTACGCCTTATCACGTAAGACAACAAGCTTGGCAAATGTCTTTGCTCAAGTTCTATAGTACAATTGAGTTTAATGAAAAAACTTATATGGAGTTTGCAGATAAGTTAATCAATAATAAAATACCATATAAAACATTACAAGAATTAGATAAACTTAGAAGGATAGCTAATGAAAAGAAAAGGAAACAATGGGAAGAACAAAAAAAATATAAAGCTACTAAAATGGGATTGCAATTTAGAAACATACATCAAAAAATGCAAACAGATTAGTGGTTATTATATTAATAACAGAAAGATAAATATAATATATGAAAGAAAATTTTGATCGCAAAACAGGTATAGGTGGTAGTGATGCTACCAAAATATATCAAGGTGAATGGTACGATTTGTATCTAGAAAAAATTGGAGAAAAAGAAGCAGTAGATCTCTCTGATGTTTTACCAGTACAAATGGGAATCCATACCGAAGACTTTAATATTAGTTGGTTTGAAAAACAAACAGGAATTAAAGTTGTAGGCAAACAAGTATTTATAACATCTAAAAAATATCCATTTATGTATTGTAATATAGATGGTGTACTTCAAGAAAAAAAAGCATTGTTAGAATGTAAACATACTAATGCTTTTTCTAATGAAGTTAAAACTGCTGAAAAATATAAAGCACAATTGCAACATTATCTAATGGTGTATGGTGCTGATAAAATTTATTTATCAATTTTTTTTGGTAATATGAAATATGGTTTAGTTGAAGTATTGCCAGATAAAGAATTTCAAGAACAGTTATTAGCTGCTGAAGTTTTGTTTTGGCATTTAGTTGAAACTAAAACACCACCACCTGATTTTGTAGAATTTAAAAATTTTGATATTAAACTAAAGGAGTTCAATGACGGAAGACAAATCATACCCTTACTCACCAGGGAGTCAACAAGTTGATACTTCAATAGAAGCTGCTGAACTTATTAAAGAAGGTGCAGAAACTATTAGAAGAAAGGTGTTTGACGTAATATGTAATAAAGGAAATTTTGGAGCTACTGCTGATGAAGTATCAGAGTTGTTATCTTTAAGTCCTTTTACAGTTAGACCTAGAGTAACAGAACTATATAAACAAGGTAAGATAGAAAGAAAAGATAAACGTAAGAATGGTAGTGGTCGAGCTGCTTATGTTTATGTAGTAAGTAAAACTTATGTTAATGAACAATATACAACGAAAGGAATATAAATGGGTAAACCAATAGACAGTAGAGCATTAGCTATACTTAAAAAATTAAATCTTGATCAAAAAAATGAGCAAGGTGAATATAAAGCATTATGGGATTGCCACGGAACTTGGGTAATGTATCATAGATACATTGAACAAGCAGGTGCAGAAAACGATATTAAATATCATTATAAAGAAATAGAAACTAATTCTGCTAATGGTATTGTTGTAATTAGATGTACTGCTGAACTAGTTAAAGATGGTAAATCTATATTTGTAGTTTCTTATGGTGAGTCTTCACCTAAGAATACAAAAAATGCTTATCCATATGCAATGGCAGAGAAACGTGCTTATGATAGATGCGTTCTTAAATTGCTAGGTTTACACGGATTTGTTTATTCAGAGGATGAAATGCCTGATGAACTTAGAAACAAACCTAAAGTAAAAGCAACAAGTAATATAAAAATCATTAATCCAAAGGAGCTAAAAAATGATAAATAAAGTAATGTTAATAGGTCGTCTTGGAGCTGATCCAGAGATCAAGGAAACAAAGAAAGGAGAAGCTTTTGCAAACTTATCTTTAGCAACTAATAAAAAGTTTAAAGATCAGCAAGGCAATTGGGCAGAAAAAACTACTTGGCATAAAGTAGTTGTATTTGATCCAAGACTTGCAGAGAATATGCAAAAGTTTGCTAAGAAGGGTACTCAGTTATATTGTGAAGGTGAATTAGAAACTAGACAATATAAAGACCTTAACGGAAATAACAGAATTGTGACAGAGGTTGTTGTACCTCGATACACAGGCAGTATTAGATTGATTGGAGATAAATCATCTACAAAGACTACACAGTCGTCAACAACGACTACACAGTCTGATAGTGATTTTGACGATCAATTCTAGTAGGTTAACGTAACTCACCTTTAAGTAGTTACCTAATTGTAAATTGATTACAATGTTGTGTGTATTGTAAGCAAAGGTATCTAGATACGACTAATTCGTGTACCCAGAGAAGCTAGAGTAAATTTATTCCTGGGGTAATTAGGATGATAAAAAAGCCTTTGCTTATAATCTAATTATTTTTTTTTTCGGTGAGGTGACTGATACCGAATATCATACTAGATTCTATAGTATGAAAACTATATTAAGCTTAAAAGATATATTTAAACAAAGACAAGTTAGCAATGATGAAGTCATAACTATTTATGATAATATTGCAGACACAGTTACAATAGATCTTTTAAGAGGTAAGGGTATTGATGCCGCACAGGTTGCTTTAGCTTCCAACATTATGAGCCTTGCTGCTAGTTATAATAATAGAAAATTTGCCATAGATTTACTACAAGGTGCATTAGCAGAGCTAGAATCTGAACACTTTGTAGAAAATGGCGGTAGATTGTCATAAACCCCCTAAATTTTAACATCTTATTTTAAGGGTACTTGGGTATAGGAAAAGCCTATTTCGTCAATTCTGAGGCTTCTCAGAGCCTTTTTCGTGGTCATTTTTGTAGCATATATAGTGAGCTTTGCTCTTATCTGCAAAAATTACAAAACTTTCAGTATTGACCATATCCTTGCCACAATGTTTGCAAGGCCCAATATCAATTATAATTTGTCTTTTAGATTTCTTCCAAGTTTTTTTTTTCATTATGTAACCTCCAATATTCAGTTACTTGTTTCCATTCACATTCTTCATTTTCTTGATTGTAATCGTATTCTTGAAAAGAACCTTCGTTAATAAATTCCATTTACTTCTTGTTATTTCTTTTTAAGCAAATCCATTCCTGGTTTCAAACCATATATGCTGCTGAAAATTCCTAACACTAACCACTTATAAAATTCTGGGAAGTTATTAAAGTAATGAAAAAATAAATCTAATTTTTCTTTAGCTTCCGGATCTCCACTAAATATACTCCAGGCTAAAATTATAATTGGCAAAACAACTATTATAAGGACAAGCTCGTCTTTCCATCCTTGATTGTTATTATCCATAACAGCTTTTTGATATTCAATTTCACCTTTAGCAACACGTTCCATATAGTTACGTTCAGCTAAAGATTCTAATCTTTTAGATTCTTGTCTATTATTAAAGACATCAACTCCAGTTTTAAGAAGTGTAGGTAATAAGTTCCACATATTAATATTTCCATACGTTAGGTCTTACTACATACTTTTGATCTATATCTACTGTAAGCCAATCAAGATGAGTAAATGTTTTTGCAATACCTATACCAGTAGGTTTAGGTTCATAATGTAATGCAAAGTCTATTAGTTTATATTGTAATTGTGGTGTAGTAGAAATATCAATTGCTAATCCGCTAGTGTGTGGGCCATCTGTACCTGTGCTGCTAACAGCATTGTTATGTTCACCACATCTATATCCAGAATTAATTTTTACCGACTCACCTATATGATCTCTCCAAGCTTGAATAAAATCAAGAACAACTTCTTGCATTTTATTTTTGCCACAGTGAGAACAATTAAATTCTTTTTCAGAAAAATTTTTGTACTTGCTATAATCCATATTGTTTTTCCAATCTATCCATAGATATAAACTGGCTCTCTTGTATATGGTTATCCCAGATACCGAGTTCTACAATTCCCCAAGACCAACCAGTTAGATTTAACTTAGCATAATCTTCAACGTGATTAAAAGGCAACGCACAACCTACATTTACAACTCGTACATAATTTTTATCTCCTATCTTTGGAGCTTTCCAATCTCTAAATTTATGAGTGTGTCCGAAGACAATATCATTAGTAGCATCATTAGCTACTTGTACTTCGCAATTTTTACCACCATACTCTTTACCCATAATGTTAAGAGGACAGTGTGTAAATGAAACACCTGCTATATTTTTAAATGCTCCATAAGGAGATCGTTTCCAATTACGTTTATCAAATGAATCGTGTAATTCTTTTTTCATCATACCTGCTATCTCTGGTATGTTTTCTTCAAACTTATAAACTCTTTGTTCGTGGTTACCGAATGTTACGTGTCTAGGTATTCTGTCATTGTCTATATACTTGTCTAATAAATCTATAGAATTTCTCATAGAATTTATGTCAACCATATAGGCATCTTTTAATTTTCCTGCTTGGGAAGAATTTTTTTGAAAAAAACTTAAGCTATCAAATGATGCCCAATCACCAATTTGTATTATGTAATCTGGCTCAGATTGTTTAATGTATTTACCAATCCATTTAAATCTATCTTGAGATATATGAGGTGAGTCGTGTGCATCACCTATTACTATTACTCTGTGTCCTTTAAATGACATTATCTTCCTTGCACATAAATTTTGTAGCCAATCTAAATTCTTCTACATTATTATTATCTTGATCTGCAAGGATTAAAATACTTGTTTTGTAAGCGTCTTCAACGCACTCCTTCCAAGTGTTGTATGCTAATGGTGATTGTATTGGAGCTGTACATTCATTACTTAAAAATGAACAAAGCCACAATGTTAAAAAAAATTTCATTTAAAAGAAAAAAAACCAATAACAGCAGTTGCTAGAGAACCTATAAAAACTAATGCTGCTACTATTCCTTTTCCTTTTGATACTGAATCTTTTAATTCAGCTACTTCTTTTCTTAATTCGTCAATAGACTTAATAAGAGTTTTCATTCTTTCAGCACAAATTTTTTCGTGCGAAGAAAGTCTAATACCTAATGATTGTTGTGCAATATTAGTTACAGTAGCTGATTTTCTTTTTTTCATTATTCTGGATCTTTTTTAATGTTATTAAAAACATCATTATAAAAGTCTTTCCAAAAGTTAATAATTTTTTGGTTATACTTATTAATGTTTTGTTTAACTGTCTTGTAAGAATACATATCCTCCCAAGATTTAAACCAATTATCAAACATAGTTTACTCCTTTGTTATTAATTCCCAATTTTGTATTGTTTCATTCCACTTATAATCTTGACCATCATTAGGATATGCAACAGGTGCTTCCCAAAGACAAGTATCTTCGTTTAGAATCCAGCTATTAAAATGTTTAGGTGGAATAAATGCGTCTCTTGCTTGGTCATATTTATAACCAATACCAGCAAAGTTTTTTCTAATTGTACTATTGTATGAAGTTTGTTTCCA